AGCTTTTACGAATAGCTGCTAGTAGGGATAAAGAAGTATTATCCTCAAAGAATAAACGGAACTGAGACTTGCGGCGTATAACTAGAGCCTTTAGGTTAGTTACATCTTCGTTAGCTGTATAGTTTTCAAAGGTCTTTTGGATTTCACGAGATACTGTTTCAAGCTCAACGTCACCAATCCTAGACGTACCTGAAATTGGTCTGACACCATCCGGTCCAAGGAAGATAATGTCACCACCAAATTCTACCACAGTATCAGGTGCTACACAACCCAAGTCATTAGTAACACTTTCTACACTAAAGTTAGAGTAGTTGTCACCAACAATCCTTTTAATCTGATTTTGTCCAAATACGTAGAGTTGATTACGGAAGGACTTTAGTTGGGTTACGGTAAAGCCAATATTAATAACACCAGCACCATTACCTGGATCAAAGTCTGTATCAGAGTTAGGGGATGAGAAGTACACATTAAAAGGTTCACTAGGATCACCAGCTAACCAAAGATGGTTTGCAAAAGAACTAGCAAACTGTGGATTATTGGGAGCGTTAGCGTGGGTAATCTGCACATAGTTAGTACCATTATACTTAACGGCAGGGTTAATGCCATCTGTAAGTACTAGAATTTCCTCAGTCCAGTTGTATCTCTCAAATCGTATAACATCGACACCTGTCATAGTCGGACTACCAGCTGACGTCACGGCCTGCCAACCTTTGACAGTAGGTGTGCTTGCTACTGTGCCTGTTGCCGCAGAGGTAACTCCTGTAAGGATATTACTTGTAGCAAATACAGAACTAGGTAACTTACCAAAGTCTACTACAATAGCGTTTGAAGTTTTAGATATGACAGTACCAGTTACTGCTGTTGCTGAACTATCCCCTGAGCTAACCACCGCAGTAAGAGACTCAGCTACGTCAAAAGCTGAACCTTCGCCTGATCCAAGCGCCACATCGTAGTAATGGTTATACCAATGTAGATAATTAGTACCAGCAGATGGCTTTCTGCAACCTAGTATGCCTTGATTTATTTCACCGTTTACAGCAAGACCTAATACTTTTCCCGTACCAGGAAGTGTACCGTAAGAGTTTTCGTAACCGCTTATACGTCTATAGCCACCCTCAAGGGATGGCTCCATGTTAATCAAACGTACCGCACTGCCTGACATAGCATCACTTTGCGTCAAGGGGTCTACATTAGTTACAAGACCACCTGCGCAAACGGCTACAAATGTTTGGAGGGCATCAGCCATTCTTAAGTAAGACCTATATTTATATGCGAAGACGATCTTTGTATCATTGTAGATACAATATTAACGGGCTGATCCATAACAAGCCTACGCATAGTATTAATACCATTTTCAAATTTCTCACTGTGCAAAGAGGCACTCTGCTCATTAGACCGGAACAACATCATGTACATCATAGCACCATCAATAACTACATGCTTAAACCTATCAGGTATAATAGATACGTCATCGTGAAGCACAAGGTCAGCCGGGTACTTCCAGTACCGATACTCTACCACGTAGGCGGCGTCAGGAATAGGGCTAACTCCAAACTTAGTGTCTTGAGTCATGTATACATAACGAGGGTCTGTTTGACCACCATTGCCACTAGTATCTTCTATTGATCTGTAGTTAGAAAGATATTGATCATATGTAATTAGTTCTAATTTCTGTGGTGTGTTGCTCTCAGAAGAAAGTTGTTTAATATAAAAAGTATCCCAGTCTGCCTTCGAATAGTCGGCAGGGAATGAATATGAATTAGTGCCAGCAGAAAGCGTATGCTCATAAGTTATAAGAGTAAAGGGCCATTCCTGTGCATCTTGAAGCATCTCACGGATAGCGGAGTTTATAGCATCCTTAGCTAATGCCTGCACGTTTTTTACGCTAGCAAAACTAGACGCATCAGTCTGAACTTCATTTAATCGACGTAGTAGTTCGTTTGTTAAATTAAGAAATGTACTCATTGTTATAGCCTTTTAGCAGGGGTGAAGTACAGTCTAGCAGAAAGTGTAGCATCAAACTCATCCGACCCACCGTGCCTAAATAGTAATACCTTATCGCCTGCATGTAAGAACAGTGGACCGCCACCAATAAACTGCCTATGGTTATTTCCTGCTATAGCTTCTTCTGCTACAAGAAAGTGGTATGTAGTATCATCTGCGTGATATATTTGGATGCCAATTTTTGCTGTAGAGGTTGCTTCATTAGCTACCATAAGAAATACTATTTCAGCTTCGTGGCTTTCAGGACAAGTAAATAATAACGTAGCGTTACTGGGACCACCAGAAGTACTAGCAGAGTTACCTACAATACTAGCAAACTTACTAGCTGTCCTAAAGTTAATACCTGCCATCTACTTTTTCTTTTTACGGTTGTCTACAATTTTTACTGCATTAGCGTAGTTCTTTTTCTTAACTACTCCACCATCATAAAAACCCATAGCTGATGTTGTACCTCTTGAAGACATCATGCCTTGGGGGGCACGGTTCATAGAGGGAGCATACCGGCTATCTTCTTGCTCAGGAGTAACAACCCCACCAATAGCATAGTTTTTATTTTTACGCATAATTTAATCCTTTAGATGGGCTAAAGGGGCCACTTGAAAGCAGCCCCCAAAGTTAATTTATTTAGTCTAGTAGGTCACGATCTACTTCAGCTGCTGCGCCAGTATTACCCATTGGAGCATAAACTACAAAGAATTTATACGAACCAGCGGATGGTGCATTTGAGCCTGCAGTTTTAGCAGAGATCACCGTGTCAGCATTAGTTACGTTAGTCAAACCATCAACTGTTGTAACGATAGCGCCTGTTGCTTTGCCAGCGTTGATATCACCTGTACCGAAACCATCAATGTCACCACCTGTGACACCGTAGGAAACTGCGTTAGCACCACCAACTGTAGCTGCTGCAATGCACTCAGAGCCTACGGCAAGGACTACGCAGTTGTTTGGAACTGTGCCAATATCATGCACTGATGCTGCTGTGAGAGAGCCGTGTGCTAGAGTAGCGGTCTCAATACGAACTGTGGATTGTAAAGCCATTTTCTATGCCCCCTTATGCTAAGTTATATTTAGCAGTTACAAGAGCTTCTGGACGAAGAATCTTGCGACCGTAAAGATGCATACCACGAACAATGTCAGCAAAGCTGTCAGGATCACGGTATGTTTCGGTTTTGTTGATTTGCTCAGCAGTTGCTACAGCAGAATCATGACCAGCTACGATAGCCCCGTAGTTAGCGTTTTGGTTAGCTGTACCTGTTGTACCAGAACCAGAACCAACTGATGGCAAGTTGCTTGAAGTATATACACGGAAACCGTGGAAGTTATTCAAAACCAGACCATTACGAAGGCCACCGGACTCACCGAAGTCTGCGTTGAAAAGACGAGAGTCTTCATCACGTAGGATTTCCATGAATACTGGATCGACTACCAACCAACGACCTTGGGTATCAACTTGCTGTTGGTCCAAGAGACGAGCCATACGGGAAACAACCATTGCTGGTGAAGCGTATGCTGTTGGGAGTGCGGTTGCACCTGGCAAACGTGCTGCAATTGGGATCGAGTGATCGCCAGCAGAAGATGTAGTGATGTTGCCGAAGCTATCTTTACGAAGCTTCATAGATGTCAACAGTTCGTCTGTACCAGCAGTAGAGACAGCAACAGTGCCATTTACTTGATCGTTTACTGCGCCAGCTGGAGAGTGCAAAGCAGACTGCTTGTAGCCTGACAGGTAGCCAAGAACTTCTTGGTCGTACTGGTCAGCCAAGCGGTAAGCCGCACGGTTGGTAGCAAGATCCATGAAATTGACGTGGCTATGAGCCTCCTCGATGTCGTCCATTTTGAACGCAAAGTAGTTAGCTTTATCAACAACCAAAGAAAAATCTTCATCGTCAAGATCTTGTGCTGTGATCTGTGTACCACGAGCATAAGCAGATACGCTTACTTCAGGCTCTTTGATAATTTTTACTGTGTCTCCTTGAGCAGCAATTTCCCCGAAATAATCAGAGTTAGTTACGTCTCCGCAGACTGTGGACTTGCGGAATGCAAGCTGTACTTTTTTGGAATAGATTACGGAACTAAAATTGCCATTGGGCAAGTTACCGTATCCACCGGATGATGTAAAGGCCATTTTCTTTTCTCCTAGAATGTTTGGCTTTAAGATAGAAGTATATACGAGTCTAAGGTATATACCTCAACTCATAGAAACTAAACAAGAAGGGAAGAGGCTAAGTTTTTCTAGGGTGCGTTTGACTAACAGTCGGCCAACCATTAGCTTTACGGGCCTGTACTTACTCAGGTAGTTCTTATTCATATGTTTAAGTTTTAGGGGTTGTTGGGCAAGAGAGGTAGTCCCATAAGGGAGGCTCTTGTTCCTGCCCATAGTTATACGCCAAGTGGCAGCAATGTCAATACCTAACGTGCATTACCTGTCATATCGTAGATAAATTTACCATTGCGCATAGCTTTAGTAATTTCATCTTGGCGGTTTTCAAACTCTTTCGAAGACATCTTAGATACATCTGACTCACGGATTGAACCTGAGGAGTCATCTGCACCAACTTTTGTCTTAGAGCCTTTACCGACATTAGACGCTGCAGCTTTACGTCTTGCTGCATAGTCACTCTTAGTCATGCCATTGTCTGATTTGTACAAATCAATTACACGAATAACTGAATCAGGATCATCCATGTTTTCATAAAGAGCATCTTTAACCCACTTAGGTTGCACCTCTGCCCAGTTATGGAAATCGTCTGAGTCCCTTAGTTTACTGAAATCAGAGTGTGCACTACTAATAATACCCTCTGCTTTCTTACGTTCCATTTCTTCTGCTTGCTCGTCTATTTTTTGTAGACGTTTTTCAGCACCGGAAAACATTTCTTTAGCTTTTTTAGCTGCAATAGTTTCTACAATACCAGCTACATCAGGATATTTTCTAGCCCAGGCTTCAATGTCTTCGTCTGACTTAGGTGGAATTAAATTAGTACGAACAGATTTTTTTTCTGAGGACTCTAGTTTTTCTTGCCACTCTTTTTCTTTCTCAGACATATGTCGTCTTAGATCGCCATAACGTTTCTTAAAAGATTTCTCTTCCGCAGATAAATTTTCTTCTTTAGATTCTGCTTCAAGCTCTTTATTATCATCAACCTCTTCTGTTGATTCTTCTACGTCACCTTTTTGAACAGCTTCAAGTTTCCTAATCTCTTCTTCTTCTTCCTCTATACGTTGGCGTTTACGTTCGTGATTGTATCCACGGTCAACAAAACCAGCAGTCTTTGGTCTCTCTATTGAT